CCGGCGGAGCAAGCCGTACGAGTTGTGATCCACAACCTGCGTACCGAACGCGAACTTCATGATAACGCGGGTAACGTCGTCACCGGTTACGTCGATGAGGTCGAGAACGCGGGCTTCCGTCAAGTCCGTGAGGAGGTTCGTACCTACGTACAAGTTGTCCGGGCGCGAGATGAGGAGCGTGTCATCCGGGAAACCAGCGGGAGCAACTACGCGGTAGCCAGCGTACTTGTCTGCCATACCTTCAGCGAAGAAAGCGAGCTGAGCGGTTCCGGCCAAAGCCGAGAAATACAGCTGCCTCGCACCGCGGCTCATGTAGATAGTTGCATTCGGGTCACCCTTCAGGGCCGGAGGGCACTGCGTCGTGGTCAACGCGAGCAACTTCGACAAGATGTTGGCAGCAGTCAACGCTCCCGTCAAGTTTGCTTCGTAGGTCGGAGAAGCTGCCGTCATCAAGTTGAGCAGGCCCGGGAACAGCGTAGAAACCCCCGCGCCTGTAACAGCGCCGCCATCCGGGTTGTAGCTACCCTGCCACAAGTTTACCTCGATAGCTTCAGCAGCCTTTTTTGCGACGTACTGCCCAGCGGCAGCCTTCATATCCGCCGGAGCCGCAGCCGCAGCACCAATCATTTGCTCAGACTCCCACGCCATGTGGAGGTCTTTGTTGCAAATCTGGTCGTTGATTTGGAGGTCCGTCAAAGAGAGCGCCACATCGGACAAAGCCAGAGCCGTATCCGTCGTGAAGGTGCAGGTAGCCGCAGTAATTGCAGAACCGGAGAACTTCCGCAGCTGTGCGCGGCCCCGGACGTTGTTCAGGACGGTGACGTAGTTATTCGCAATCGTGTCCGCCGCGAGGATAGCGGGAGCTACGTACGGAAGGGCTTGCTTCCCTACGTAGTTGCTCGTGATAGTGGCGTTTGCCAAGTTATACTGTTGAGACATTTCAGAGAAATTAGAGATTCATAAAGTGTGACTGGATAGCGGCGACGCGCTGATCCGTGGAGAGGTTCGTGAGGTTGAGCGCTTGACGTTCGCGGCGGGCCGGAGCCTTCGGAAGAGACGGGGTAGCTGCTTTCGCGAGCTTCTGGATTTCGGCTTCTTTCTTTCCGAGTTCTTTCTTGAACTGCTTCGAAAGGGTCGTAGAGGCGGCCTCTACAGCGTCATGAATCATTTGAGCCACTTCCTCGCGAGTCAGAGCGTCTTCGCTCATCTTCTCCTCGTCCTTCTTGGCTTCTTCTGCGGGTGCTGCCGGAGCTTCTTCAGGCATCTCCCACGTGTTCACCTTCCCGTCTACGACGGTAAACTCGATTCCGTCCTCGAGCGTGTACTCACCATCGGGGAGAGGGATTTGCTCGCCCTCGTCATTGACGACGAAAACATCTACACCTACCGCCCACTCTTCAGCGGCGGTTTGGATTTCTTGGCCACCCTGAAGTACAGCCGTAGCCAAAGAGACTGGAGCCTCTTCAGCCAGCATAGCCGAGTACTTGTTAAACAGGGCCGCCACTCGTTCTTGAATATTCATGAGAGATGGGTTTAAGCAATTAACCTTTTAAGCTTTTGATTTTTGACACGGCTTCAGAAATAATGGCCTCCAGCTCGTCTACGAAGGTCTCCGCAGAGAGCTCGGGGATAGCCGAGAGGTCCACCTTCCGCGTGAAGAACCCTTCGATTGAAAAGCCCTTGACCTTTCCTTCTTTGACCCACTCGTTCCAGATTGCTTCCGAGTCGACCTTCATCGAAACCATCCACGTACCTACGGGAACGTTCAAGCCGTACATCCGAGACTTGTCTTGCTCCCCTTCCACGATCCACGATTCGATTACGGTAGTTCCATTTACGGGAACCTCGTGCTCAAGGGTCGCGCGGCTCTGGTTGCCCGCTTTGAAATAGAGCTCCATTGCTTTCCTTACCGTCTCTTTCGAGAAGTAGATGTGGAACTCCTCGTCTCCCCTTTTCCGGTAGATTGGCTTGTCAGGGATGAGGGCCGGCCCGAGGAGGATGCGGCGGTCTGCGTCTACCGTCTGGAAGTGATACTGAGCCGAGAGAGCGACCCAGTCCGTCTCAATCGCGGGCTCTTCTACCAGCGAGATTGCTTGGATGCCGTAGGTGTCGGCTTCCTCGTCGATTACAAGTTCAAAGATTTCCATTAGCCTACGAGGGATGCCTGATCCCGGAGTTTTTGGTTTGCCTGCATTGAATTATTCACGTCCGAAGCAAGGACGTACGAACGGAATCCGGACGTTTGAGAACCCTGCATGAACGAGAGGTCGAGCTGTGGAGGTCCGGCAGTTGAACCACCACCACCCCCACCCGGAGGAGGAGGAGGAGGAGGGCCCGGGCTCTCGAATTGAGATTTGGCGATAGCTGCGATTTGAGCAGCGCCCGCCGCCGCTACGGTAGCCGTCTGGATTATTCGGAGGATTGTCGATGGCTGCGTCTTGTCCGTGAGAGCCGTCGTGATACCCTCCGCCGTGTTTATGATAGCGTTCGCGAGGGAGATACTTTTCGAAAGCTTGAAGTTCCGCTTTGCCCGCTTCTCGTTGTTTTTGTCTTGGCCGTCTTGGAGCGCGGTTACAAGGTCGATAGCCGCAGAAGCGAAGTTTACCGCTACGCGTGCGCGGTCCGCTTGAATCTTTGTGTAGTCACGGAGTAGGCTATTTTCGGAGGTTTGAATCCTGCCGCTGTTATTAATAATCGTCCGGGTTGTGTCGTTCGATATTTGCTCAACCCCTTTTAAACCCTTTTGTAGGGCCTCATTCGTTTCGTTTAAAGTCTTAGCCTGTGCCAGTGCCGCCTCGTGTATAGCCATCTGAGCCGCGAGAGCGGCAGCCGCTTGCTCGGCTTGCAGTGCGTTGATCTTGTTCTGGAGGTTCGTTTGAACAGAAGTAGATTCTTGTCGGAGGTTGTACACCTCTGCCTCCAGCTGAGCAAGCTCCATGAGCTCCTCATTCGTCGCGTGCGTTGTAGAAAGTTGCTCCTTCCGAATCCTGAACTCTTCTTGAGCTATCCTAGTACGCTCCCGAAGTAATCCGGACTCCAGTGCCGCGGCTTGTTTGGCTGCGTTAATCCTCGCGTCAATGCTCAACGTAACGTCTTCCGAAGCCATCTTCAGCCGCTCAATCTCCGCACGCTGTTTAGCAGTCTCTACGATAATTGAACGCTGAGCTGCCCCGAGTCTTTGGGTGGCCTCCGTGAGCTTGTCGATTATTGCTACCTCTCTTTCGATCTCGTCGCCGATTCCTTTCATAGCCGCGGAAGCTTGCTCCGCAGCTGCTGCCCAGTCCCCTTTGAAGAACTTTACTACCGCGCCTCCCAGTTGCGCTATCCTATCTAGAACAACGTTGAAAACGGCTTTCAGTCCGTTCATCGCTTTCTCTAGCATATCGGCACCTTCCGCCGTACGCATGAAGTAAGCAGCCAAAGAACCCACAGCCACGACAATCGCGCCTACTCCGGTGCTAATTAGGGCTACCTTAAGGAGCCCCATTGACTGAACGAGGGTCCTAGCTCCGGCGACTGATTTCACCAAACTTGAGGCGAACCCTCCCGTCACTCGGTCAAGGGCCCCTACCGCTTCTTGACCGGTTTTGCCTAGGTTGTCTACGGCTTTTTCCGCGGCCTCAAAAGCGTCGTCTAGGGCAGACGTGTCAGCCTTAATCTTTACTACTACCTCGTCCTCACCTTTCTTCTTAGCCATGACTCCAGAGAATGATTTTCACCAGCAGGTAACCGAGTGCGCCGTACCACCCAAAGAAGACCAGAGAAGCCAAAACCGCGTCTAGGATTTTCACCCACCGCGGCTTCCCCGGCTGCCTCAAAAGATGGAAAGCATCGATAATGTAACCGAAGTCCTTGCACCCCTTTACTTGGAATTGGTTCATGGCTGGTAACAGTAGGCGGTAGCCGCGTCGTAAACGAATCCATACCGCTCGCAGCAGGTGCGGTTGACGGTGAAGATTCCCGATCCGGTGGAGGTCGTGAACTCAATCCTTCCCGTCCTTCCTGTAGCCGGGAGGTAGGTGCAGTCCCGCATTGTTCCGAGCACCTTCAGAAGCTTTACCTGTACCGTTCCTTCGCTCGTGGGGTCGTATCCGGAGATTTCAAGAATCCTCCAGTAGGTGTTGAAGAGGTAGATTTTGTCGGACCACTCGAACGTAGAGATATCGAGCGTAGAGAGACGGAAGTGGGCCGTGAGAAGCCGAGCGTCGGAGGAATAGAGCTGGTTCGCGTATTGCTGCCAGTACTTGTTGTAGAGCGTGTCGTAGGGGTTAGCGGTAATAGAAAAGAACGGCAGCTCAATACCGAACATAAGCGAGTCGGCTGTTACGTCCGCGTCTTCGGTGTTGTTCGTATCAAACTGCCCGAAGAAGGGCATATCTACGCTAGTAGGGGTTCCGGAGTTATCTATACGGACCGTTAAAGGAAGCTGCCCGTTCCAGAACGCGAGTCGTGGCTTCGTCTCCTCGATTACCGGGTTGTCCGGATCATTCGAAAGCAGCCTGTGTATGTTGAACGGAGTGCCCGGGATATAGGACGTGATAAACGGAGCAAAGCCAGATTCGATTCTTTCGTCTCCGCTCGCGAAGTCGCTCTGAGGGTCTAGAATCTCATGCTGCCCGTACGTCCTCCCGCCTCCTTGGATAGCTTCGCTGATAAAGTCCTCCCCTTCCGAGTGGGTCCACACGTACCGCTTCTTCTGGAGGTCTGCGGTAGGTGTGATAGAGAGGTCCATGCTCATATCGATTTTGCCGGTCCAGTCCTTCACATCTCCCGTAGCCATGTAGTCCGTAAAGGGCTCGATGTATATCTTCTTCGGGTTGACCTTGTCGGGGATAAAGACGAGGTTGAAGCACTTCTGTAGCCCCATCAAGAAATCGATTTGCCGCATCTTCGGGAAGTTGCGAGCTACGTCGATAATCATATTCGTAGGAAGAAAAGAAGAAAGCTCCCACGAGGTGCCCCCTACCCCTACAGTGCTTCCGTTTGAATAGAAAGTGACGTTGCCTGCCGTAGTGCGCGCTTGCACCTTCCACGTACTTCCTGCCGTTAACGAAATAGGATCTAAAGTGACGGCGATTGCGCTGGGGTCGTTGCTATCCCATGCCGTGATAATTGTGTAATGCGTGGTGCCGTTCGTGAGCCTTAAATCCAGAGAAGCCCCTGCGGTAGCAAGAGCCATGCGGAAGTAAAAAGAGAACGTATACGAACCCGTTTCAGGCACCGTGTAGGTAGGCGTCGCGAAGTCGGCCCCTAGGTCAAAGAAGGGAGAGGTTTCTTGGAAGTTTACGTCCGTGTAAGAGGTAGGAGCCGTTAGGGTGAGGTCTGAAGTCCGGCCTACCCAGAAGGATTCTACCAGCGTCGTAATGCCGGTATAGCGGCCTCCTTTGCTGAGCATGAGGTACAGGTCCGTCTGCCCCGTGAGGAAGGTCGATTCGTAGGTAAAACCAGCAGTGCTGAATATCTCGTCTACTACTTTCTTCACCCGGATGAACGGAGTGAAGTTGCTCGGGAATTGAGTCTCTGTAAACGGGTTCGTATTGAGGTCCCAGTTCTTGTATTTATCTACCAGCCCGTACCGAATGTTTCCAGAAAGGAGAGAACCGGCCCAGCTTCCCGTGACGTTCGCATAGGTTACGTTATGATTGAGTGCGCTCCAGTCGATATCCGAAAGAAGATCCTCGCCGATGCTCTTTGCTAGGTCCGCGGTTTCCCCAAAGAACGCGAGCTCCACATCTACGAACCTGCCTTTCTGGACGAACCACCCTTTCACCTGAATAAAGCCCGTCATAATCGCCACCCCTCCCTCCATGAGCCGGGCAGGTATCTTCGCTTTCAAGTCGTAGGAAGGTACCTGTGAGAGGTCGTACGGCCCGAATACGTCCTCGTTCGTCTTCGTGAGGGGTACGCGGAAGGTCTGCGAGTAGTTTGAGGTAGGGGAATTGACCTTCGTGATATCCGTAAACGAGTA